AAGCCTGGTGATGGATACAAGAGGAACCAACGTGATGCAGCTGCCAATGCAGCAAGACAACCTAAGGATACTAGAACTGACGCACAAAAGATGGCTGATGCTACTGGACCTCGTAAGGGTTCTAACTACAGAGGAGACTGATGGAAGTTGGAACTGGAGGATTTACTAATAGTTCTCCTGCACAAGGACCAGTTGCTGGTATAGACACAAAGTTATTCAAGGGTGAAGATGATCTTCTTGATCAAGACTATCAAACCCCTGGACAATCAGGTCAAGCCAAGTGGAGATTTTCTAATGTCTATCCTGTTCAGAGAGTAGGGTTACAAGATGTTGATGCGATGGTTGACGCATCTAAAGAGTATGTTAAGATGGTGGATGAATCAGCCTATCAACGTATCCGTCAGGTCTTCAATCAAGTGAGGTTAGAACAAAAGATGAGAGAGAACTACGATCTTAACCGTGAAAAAAGACTTGATGATCAAGAGAAGAAATATAAAGAACAAGACGAAAGAATGAAGTATGGTAAGAAAGGTTTTAATCAATACCAAAAAGATTCACTGAGACCTGGTGAAGTGAAAAGGTATGACAAAATGAAGAAGAAGTGGGTATCAAATAAAGATTGATTTATATATAGTGTAGTTATGAATTATTACTATGCTATCCTTTCTACTACCATTAGCAGCAAAGATTATCAAAGATGCTGTTGCAAACATTCCTGAGAATGAAGAACTGGGTGAGAAAATGGTTGAGATCTGTCTTATTATTCTTTCTAAGGCAGTTAAGTTGACCAAGACTGATATGGACGATCAACTCCTTGAGGTTGTCACAAAGGCAATAAATAACAGAGAAGAATGATAATAGAACCCCCCTATAGGGGTTCTATTTTTTTATAAATATTTACTAACATAACAAAGTTTATTAAGGCAGAAACATGGCACTTTGGGGAAATAACGATAACGTAGGATCGACGGGTACCGTTGCCCTGAACTATTCTACGGGCGTCGTAACAGGAACTGGCACAACGTTCGGTCAAGTGGGTGCAGCATCAACTGGTGATGTTATTCGATTCGGTGCCCGTGGTGGTGCCTATTTTGGTGATGCAGTCATCGTTAGTATCGCTACTACTATTTCTTGTACGATTGGTTCGACCATGGGTCTGACTGGTGGCGCTATTAGTGGAGCTCAATTTAAAGTATCTCAACTTCCTAAGTCTAGCATTAAGGATTCTACTTACTCTAAGAAAGGAACACTGTCAGGCGATTCTTTGGTTTATGGTGTGGCTAATGCTGGAGGAGTGATTCCTTCATATCAGGTCACAGCAGAAGGCTGGGTTGGTGTTACTACATATAATGACTCACAAGGAAATCTGAGAGTTAAGAAAGAGACTTTAGTTGCCATGTCTGGTATTACAACTGGAGCTGGATCTATTGTATATCCTACTAACAAATGATAAATGATATTTAATGAATTGAACGCAGATAACTTTCTGCTATTCGCTATTAAAAATTATGAGAATCCTCAGGCAGTCAGTGTTGATGACTTTGAGAAAGACTTAAACATCTTTCGATACATCAAACGACTCCTGAGGAAGTATAAAAATGGTTCTGATCTGAAGGTTCATCTTCTAATCAACCATTTTATTATTCTTTATAATATCTTTGGAGATGCTGCGACACCCATGCTTTTCTTTAAGCTGGATGAGGACCTGTGGCCTTCATTGAAGGCTTTTGTCTTATTCTTAGATAGATTGCCTGATTATCCAAGAACATCTTTGCATGATCTTGAGGTAGATGAATATTGTTTAGAAGAACTCAGAGGTATTACTGATGGAAAGGGAGAAAATTGATAGGGTAATCGATGCATTTCGATCTGCCATGTATCAAGAGTTCAGTGTAAGTGAAGAAGGAATGGTTGCTAATCCTCCTGGTGGATCCGGTGGGTTTAGTGGATCTTCTGATGCAAAAGGACCAACTGCTGGTTATGATAAACCAATGAATTTTGATGGTCGAAATAAGTTTGTGAGAAAGGCCATCAGTGATCTGATGAGTAGAAAAGAAAAAAGAGAAAATAGAAAAAACAAAAAGAAAGCATTAGAGTTCAACCCTTACTTTAAGTCTCAAGATGGACGATCAAGTTAAGTTGGCTATACTACAACAGAGAGTTGACGACATCAAACCTCTGTTAGATAAATTAGATGTAACTATTGAAAAATTATCTGAGGTAAATACAACAGTTAGCAGAATGCTTGCTGTTCATGAAGAAAGATTATCAAAGTCAGAAGAGATTGACTCTGTATTATTTGCAAAGATTGACGAACTCCGTGATAAAATGGACTCAGATCATAACAGTGTCTTGTCAAGACTACAGGATCTAGAGAAAAAGGTATGGGTTGCTATTGGGTGCGTAGTAGCTGTGTCTTTTATCGCACAAACTAATTGGTTCGACTTGACTCCACCATCAGATGCTGGTAAAATAACGAGTAGTTATAATAAGTGATATGGATTTTATTGATGTCAAATACATCAATTTGATCTCCTCAAGACTTCAAAAGTTCAAACGAGTAAAGCCAAAGCTTTATAACTTTCGGTGTCCCATATGTGGTGACTCCCAGAAGAATAAGAACAAAGCTAGAGGTTTTCTTTATCAGGTCAAGAACAACACTAACTTCAAGTGCCACAACTGTGGCATCAGTGTTTCGTTTGCTAATTTTCTAAAAGATTTAGATCCTCAGACTTACAAACAGTATACTTTTGAGAAGTTCAAAGAAGGTAATACTGGTAAGAACTTTGTGACAGAATCACCTGAAGATATGTTTAGTAAGATGAGGAATACTAAACCAACATTCAAGAAGAAGATTGTTATAGATCTTCCTTCTGCGTTTAGTGTTTCTTCATCCAAACACTATTTGGAATCCAGAGCCATCTTGAGTGGTAACTTCTACTATGCAGAGAACTTTCAAGAGTTTGTTAATAGTATTAAACCAGGTTCTTTTTCACATCCAAAGTTTGGTGAATCTAGAATTGTAATTCCTCTTGTCAGGAATGAGAAACTTATAGGGTTACAGGGTAGAGCCCTATCTACAAACCCTGTTAAATACTTAACCGTTATGTTGGATGAGGATGCCCCGAAGATCTATGGAACCGATGAGATTGACAAATCCCTTCCAGTTTATATCACAGAAGGACCATTCGACTCTACGTTCATTCGCAACTCGGTTGCTATGTGTGGAGCTGATGTTGATGTTGTCAGTTGCGGGATTAGTAATCCTGTCTGGATATATGATAACGAACCACGCAACGCCCAAATCACCAGAAGAATTGAACAAACAATTTCTCAAGGAGATAGAGTCGTTATCTGGCCCTCCAATATTCGGGAAAAGGATATAAATGATATGGTCTTAAGTGGACATAAAGTTCAAGAGATCATAGACAAAAACACCTACAAAGGATTAGAAGCAAAACTAAAGTTTACCAGTTGGAAAAAAGTATGAGTAACGGTACAAAGGTTCAGAAGAGAGATGGTCGTGTTGAATCACTTGACCTGGATAAGATGCATCTTATGGTTGAGGAGGCGTGTGATGGATTATCAAGTGTGTCTGCAAGTCAGGTAGAGATGACATCTGGTATTCAGTTCTATGATGGTATTACTACTGCTGAGATCCAAGAGATCCTTATTAAGAGTGCCAGTGACCTGATTGATCTGGATCACCCTAACTATCAGTTCGTAGCAGCAAGGCTCCTTCTGTTCTCTCTTAGGAAACAATTGTATGGTGGTAGAAGGGAGATGCCTTCTTTGATTGACCACATCACCAAACTGGCATACAATGACCACTACGATAGAGATATTTTTACAAAGTATTCTCAAGAAGAGATTGAGAAGATAGAAACTTTTATTGATCATGATCGTGATTTCTTATTCACATATGCTGGTTTGAGGCAGGTTGTGGATAAATACCTAGTACAAGATAGGAGTATTGGAAAGGTACACGAAACTCCTCAGTTCATGTATATGATGATTGCATTGACAATCTTCCGTGAGTATCCAAAAGAAACAAGACTTTCCTACGTCAGAAGATACTACGATGCCATCTCAAAACACAGACTCAACATCCCAACACCAATCATGGCGGGTGTCAGAACTCCCCTACGCCAGTTTGCGTCTTGTGTTCTGGTTGATGTTGATGACACCCTGGATAGTATTTTTAGTTCTGATATGGCCATTGGCCGTTATGTCGCACAGAGGGCTGGCATCGGTATCAACGCTGGCAGGATCCGTGGGATCAACAGTAAAATCAGGGGCGGAGAAGTACAGCACACTGGCGTTGTTCCTTTCCTTAAAAAGTTTGAATCAACTGTACGATGCTGTACACAAAATGGGATTCGTGGTGGCTCAGCGACAGTCCACTTCCCCATCTGGCACCAAGAAATCCAAGACATCATCGTCTTAAAGAACAACAAAGGCACAGAAGACAATCGGGTACGCAAACTTGACTACTCAATCCAAATTTCAAAACTTTTCTACGAACGTTTCATCCAGAATGGAGAGATTAGCCTATTCTCACCGCATGACGTACCAGGTCTCTATGATGCTTTTGGTACTGATACATTTGACGATCTCTATGTACGCTATGAATCAGATAAGTTTACTCCAAGAAAGACTATCAAGGCACAAGAACTGATCCTCGATATCCTCAAAGAAAGAGCAGAGACAGGTCGTCTGTATCTGATGAACATCGATCACTGTAACAGTCACTCCTCCTTCAAAGATAAGATTGAGATGAGTAACTTGTGTCAAGAGATCACTCTCCCCACATATCCTCTATCACATATTGATGATCAGGTTGGTGAGATTGCACTTTGTATTCTCTCAGCAGTCAACGTTGGTAAGATTAAGTCTGATGAGGAACTAGAAGACCTCTGTGACTTAGCTGTAAGGGGTCTAGACGAGTTGATTGACTATCAGGACTATCCAATCATCGCAGCTGAACTTGCAACCAAGGCAAGAAGGTCTCTGGGTATTGGTTACATTGGATTAGCACACTACCTAGCAAAGTTGGGTTATCCTTATGATTCACAAGAGGCATGGGATGCTGTCCATGGACTCTCTGAGTCCTTCCAGTATTACCTTCTGAAATCTTCTAATCAGTTGGCTAAGGAGAAAGGTCACTGTGAATACTTTGGTCGTACCAAGTATTCTAGTGGAACACTTCCTATCGATACATATAAGAAAGATGTAGATGAACTAGTATCAACGGAGTTGCAACATGATTGGGATATGCTTAGGAATGATATCCTCAAATACGGTCTTAGGAACTCAACATTGTCCGCACAAATGCCATCGGAAAGTAGTTCCGTTGTGTCAAATGCAACCAATGGAATCGAACCACCTCGTGGATACTTGTCCATTAAGAAGTCCAAGAAAGGGCCTCTTAAGCAAATTGTTCCCCAGTATGCCTCATTGAAGAATAATTATACTCTTCTATGGGATATGAAAGATAATGGTGGATACATTAGAATAGTAGCTGTGATGCAAAAGTTCTTTGACCAGGCAATTTCTGGTAATTGGAGTTATAATCCAGAGAACTATCCTGACAACGAAGTTCCTGTTTCTCAGATGGCAAAGGATTTTCTCACAACTTATAAATATGGTTGGAAGACATCCTACTATCAGAACACTCATGACTTAAAGTCTGATGAAGTAGATGAAGAGCCGCAGTCGAAGTTAGATGAATTGTTATTAGAACTATCACAAGCCGAGGAGGGAGAGTGTGAATCCTGTGCAGTTTAAAGTTTCACCAGTAGGTGACAAGGATATTATGAATCAAGTGAAAGGTATGACGGTGTTTAATACCGAAGTGCATGATGCCAAGAAACAACCAATGTTCTTTGGTAAGCCTCTGGGAGTCCAGAGGTATGACACCTATAAGTATCCGGTGTTTGAAAAACTTACTACACAACAACTTGGATACTTCTGGAGACCAGAAGAAGTTTCACTACAGAAAGATAGAGGAGACTATCAGTCTCTCCGTCCAGAACAGAAACATATCTATACTTCTAATCTGAAGTATCAGATCATGTTGGATTCTATTCAGGGTCGTGGTCCTGGTATGGCATTCATTCCATATTGTTCACTTCCTGAACTGGAAGCCTGTATGGAAGTCTGGGGATTTATGGAGATGATCCATAGCCGTTCCTACACATACATTATTAAAAATATCTATCCTAATCCAGCTGATGTATTAGATAAGATTGTCACTGATCAAAAGATCCTAGATCGTGCCAAGAGTGTCACAGAGTCATATGATGACTTTATCAACACTGCACAAGTCTGGGGAACTACTGGTATGTGGTCTGCAGATTTTAGAGGATCTCCATCAACTGAGTATGAGATTAAGGAAGTCAAACGTAAACTTTATAGAGCAGTAGCAAATGTCAATATACTGGAGGGAATACGTTTTTATGTTTCTTTTGCTTGTAGCTTTGCTTTTGGTGAACTTAAACTCATGGAAGGTTCTGCAAAAATTATCTCCCTTATTGCTAGAGACGAGAACCAACACTTGGCAATCACCCAAAACATTCTGAATAAGTGGAAGGCGGGTGATGATCCTATGATGAAACAGATCGCCAAGGAAGAAGAAGAGTGGGTTTATGCAATGTTCGATAAGGCTGTGAACGAGGAGAAGGCTTGGGCTGACTACCTGTTCAAAGACGGTTCCATGATTGGTCTAAACGATACCTTATTGCAACAGTATGTTGAGTGGATCGCCAACAGACGTATGAAGGGTATAGGATTGAAGCCAGTCTATGATATCCCTGCTAAGAACAATCCCCTTCCCTGGACCCAACACTGGATCTCCTCGAAAGGATTGCAAGTGGCACCACAAGAAACGGAAGTTGAATCTTATGTCGTCGGTGGAATCAAACAAGATGTACAAAAAGACACTTTCTCAGACTTTAAACTCTGAGATAGAAGGGAAATATCCCTACAATAAGTCTCTTTTATCTTATAAGAGGTGGTCTGATAGTCTCAGGTCACCTTTTCGTGGTATGGCACATAGGATATTAAAAAAATCTTTAGAGTGGTGGTATGAGAAGCCCATCAATCTCCATCCTTTACCTATGGATGAACAGATTAAGAATGTAAGAAGGGTATATGGCAAATCTCAATACCCTTCTACAGAAGATAGAGCCACAGAATACATCTGGACTGGTGATGGGGATTGGCACCGATAAATATCGTAGATGAAATTATTATGTGTGTGACTACGAGAACCCCTGGACCTTTTTGGAGAGACCTTTTACTAGTGATGATGTTCACGACTTTTATGGGTTTGTGTATCTCATTACCAATCTCACAAACCAACGACTCTACATTGGGAGAAAGGTTTTTTGGTTCCACAGAAAACCTCCAGGAAAGAAAAGAAGAGTGAAGAAGGAGTCAGATTGGAAAGTGTACTACGGTTCATCTGATGAACTGAAGTCAGATGTTAAACTCCTTGGGACTCACATGTTTCGTAGGGAGATCCTTTCACTGCACAAAACCAAAGGTAAGACAAACTTTGCTGAGACTGAGGCATTGTTTAAAAATAATGTTCTCACAGAATCTATGGTTGATGGTACTCCTAAGTACTACAATTCCAATATCATGAATCGTTATTATCGTAAGGATTACTTTGAGATTTGACTGAGATACATAATACTATTATAATACTTAAGATTTTTATTTGACTCATGAAGAAACTATTAACACCTCTACTGGCAGTATTGTTGGTAGGTTGTCAACAAGCCTCAACAGGAGCCAACTTACCAGTTGATGTTACTGAAGATGAGAACACAGCTGTACCTATTGAAGTTGTTCCACTAGCTACATGGACTTGCCCAACATGCACAGACAATGAAAAATATGTCCTCAAACAATTGCAAGAAAGAACAAGAATCACAGATCGAAATGCCTTGGCAACGATCATGGGTAACATTAAACAAGAAAGTAAGTTCTATCCCGACATTTGCGAGGGAGGTGCTAGAGTTCCTTACAATGATTGCCATAGGGGTGGGTACGGACTCATTCAGTGGACCTCTACACAGCGTCATCTGGGGTTAAAGTATTTCGCTAAAAAGTATGGATGTGATCCCAGCACTATTGAGTGTCAGACACGTTATATGATTAATGAAAATCAATTCCAAAAAATGCTTCCTGAGTTTGAGGGCAATAATCAAAGTATCGCTCAATACATGGTTCCTTCCTACTACTGGTTAGGGTGGGGAATTAAGGGATCAAGAGAGACATATAGTCATCAATACACATCAAAACTGGTTATGGCTTGACAGGGGTGAGGACACCCTCTATAATATAAAGGTTGAGAGATCAACTGCGGTGACCCCCTTGGTAGTTCAGGGTTAGCGGCGATAGGAACTACCTCTTGGGTCAGTAGCTCAGATGGATAGAGCCACACACTTCTAATGTGTTGGTCGGGGGTTCGAGTCCCTCCTGACCCGCCTCGCGGAATTAGTTTAGAGGCAAAACTAAAGGTTTCCAACCTTTCGTCACCAGTTCGATTCTGGTATTCCGCTCCAATCCTCTATAGCTCAGTTGGTAGAGCGCGGAACTGTTAATTCTGTTGTCCCTGGTTCGAGTCCAGGTGGAGGAGTCGGGTAGGTGTCCGAGTGGTTAATGGAGGTGGACTGTAAATCCACTGGCTCTGCCTACGTTGGTTCAAATCCAACCCTGCCCATACGCTCAAATAACTCAGAGGTAGAGTGCCTCCTTTACACGGAGA